TTATGATAGTCAATGTTACATATATTGTAACCTGTTTGGTAAAAGTTATAAAGATTTTAAATACATTGTTATAGATAAATCACCAACAAATGAAATTGGTATTTTTAATGTCAGCGAAAATTTCTATTTTAGTGGTGAGCAAAAAGTTGAGTATGCTATAAAAGTATATGAAAACTATATTAAGAATGAATTTGATTTAGAAAACTACCTAGTAGAAGACACTTTATAAATGGAAAATGAATATTTAGATTACTTAGATTGTTATGAAGACACTCTATTATGTCTAAAGAAAAGAGTAATAACAGAAAACGAAATACCTATATTAATCGAGCAATACGAATTAGAAGAGCATTATGAATGTTGCAGTGCAATGTTACACGCTTTAGAGGATTACAAAGCTCATCAAAATTATTTAACATGATTTCACCAAAACACATAATAGAAAAAATAGTTGAACTATCTAGGATCAATGTATTTGAGAATACTAGAAAAAGAGAATATGTAGAAGTACGATCTTTATTAAATCATATACTTTATAATCACAAACGAATGACTTTGTTTAGAATTGTAAGAATATATAAAAAGTATGGATGGGAAGTTAATCACGCTACTATATTACATTCATTAAGAACTTATGAGGTTCATAAGAATTACAATAAAGATTTAATAGTATGGGAACAAAAGATTGTTGACAAAATAAACAAAATGGATAATTATAGTAAAAGAGAATATATTAAAAGCAAAGTAAATTATCTTAACAATAAAGACGTTGATGAGTTAACTATGGTTATTAGCAATATGGTTGATAAAGAATTACAGTATGCAGAATAAATACAGGAAGCTTTTACAAAAGGAATCGCCTAACTTATACAAGAGTTATGAGAATATTGTTGAAGAGCAGTTTGAACTCTTTGCTAAAAAACAATTAGATTATGGCATTAGTAATATAAGCACTGGTGCAAACTTAGAAACTAAGGAAGGTAAAGATTTTGCTTTACATGGTTTGTGGTTTAGAATGAATGACAAAATAAGTAGATGGAAAAATCTAATTATTAAGAATCGTAAAGGGAACAACGAAACTCTCTTAGATACATATCAGGATTTAGGCAATTACTCTATTATATGCCAACTAATTAAAAAAGGTTTATGGAAGGAGTAGACAACGAAAACAAAAAGAAAAAAGACGGAAGAGCAAACAACGGTGCTTTAAAAGGTATTTACAGAGGACAAGGACGACCACCAAAGGCAAGAGAAAAAAAGCTAGGTAACTATGCTTTGGGAGCTATGAAAAAGGTGTTTGGTAGTGAAGAGAAGGCGTGGCTAGAACTAGCTAAACAAGCTCAAGATAGTTTCCCTCACATGAGATTACTTTGGGAATATAAGTACGGTAAACCAAAAGAGTTAAAAGAGTTAAATGTAAAAACAGAAGTTAACATCCCTATTATAGATTTTGCAGATAAGGAAAAAATAATTGACATTGAATCAGAAGATATAAAAGATGAAGAAACTAAACCTCAATAAAAAGTATCAAGCTTTATTTAACTCTCAAAGTCGTTACTTTGTAATTACTGGAGGGAGGGGTTCTGGAAAATCATTTGCTACAAACACATTCTTAGTATTACTAACTTACGAAAAAGGACATAGGATATTATTCACTCGTTATACTATGACCTCAGCAGGTATGTCAATTATACCAGAGTTTATAGAGAAGCTTGAGTTAATGGGCGTACTCGATCAGTTCACTGTAAACAAAACAGAGATCATAAACAATTTAACAGGCAGTTCAATATACTTTAGTGGTATTAGAACATCAAGCGGAGATCAAACGGCAAAGCTTAAATCTATACAAGGTGTAAGTACATTTGTGTTAGACGAAGCAGAAGAGCTAACAGATGAGGAAAGTTTTGATAAGATTGATTTCAGTATTAGGTCGAAGCTCGTTAAGAACAGATGTATATTAATTCTAAACCCTACTACAAAAGAGAACTGGATATACCAAAGGTTTTTTCAAAATAGAGGAGTGCCAGACGGACATAATGGAACTAAAGAAAACATAACTTATATACATACTACTTACCAAGACAACTTAGATCACTTGTCTAAATCGTTTGTTAAGCAAATAGATGTAATGAAAGTTAGACGACCAGAGAAGTTTAAACATCAGATTGAAGGAGGATGGTTAGAATCAGCAGAAGGAGTTATATTTAAGCATTGGAACATAGGTAAATTTAATGATGAGATAGATTCAATATTTGGCATGGACATAGGGTTTTCAGTCGATCCAAGTGTTTTAGTTGAGGTAGCAATAGATAAAGACAGGAAAGTAATTTGGTTAAAAGAACACTACTATAAAAAAGCATTAAGCACAACACAAATATATGAATTGAATAGACGTTATGCAGGTGGCAATTTAATTGTAATGGATAATAGTGAACCGCGACTTTTGTCTTCCATAAAAAACAAAGGATTAAATGTAATACCTACTATAAAAAAGAAAGGCAGTATTCTCGCAGGTGTCTCGTTAATGCAGGATCACCAAATAATTATAGATGATAAATCTGTGAATTTAATTCGTGAATTTAATAACTATACTTGGAAGCTTACAGGTGCAATTCCTATTGATAAATTTAATCATGGTATTGATGCCTCAAGATATGCAATTCAATATCTATTAACTAGATCAGTGCCACATGGTAGCTACTTTATTAAATAAAAAATGAAGATAGGAAACGTTTACATATTAGACAAGTACGAACAACAAATTGTTGAACTAAGTGCATATCAAAGAGATAAAAACAAAAGGGATACAGGTTGGCATGGACATAAAACAGTAAACGAAACTGGAGAGTTAGATTTAGATATAGTTGGGTTCGGTGCTGAGTTTATATTTTGTAGAGAACTAAATCTATACCCTGACTTTAAAATACATAATACGTCTAAAGTAAATGGCACTGACAATTATGATGCAATTTACAAAGGCAAAACTATTGATGTGAAAGTTAATAGAAATTATAAAAATCCTTTGATGATACCTGCCTATGCTAAAACAGATTGTAATTTGTTTGCTCTGTTTAGTTGCATATACCCTAGATATAGATTTGAAGGGTTTGCCACAAACGAGATGGTTTTTGATAAATCTAAACTGAGAATGACTAGAGTCATGGCTTATGTTACTGAAAAAACAGATTTATTAGAGATAACTCAAGTTTTTTAGTAAATTGTTATATTTATAACAAAAAATATTTAATTTGTTATATTTCTACATTTATTTGTCAGTTGGAGAATTAATTACTATATTGAACACAGTTCATTGAAATATTGTTTAACTAAAAACTAAAAACATGCAAACAAACAGATTTAAAAAATCTTTTGGAGGTAGAGAAAAGTTCTTTACTAAAAAAAGTCAAAAAACAAAAAAGAATCTTTATGTTGGAGATTGTGTAGTGAGAGCAATAGCACACGCTACAAAAAAACCTTATAAGGAGGTTTGGGATCAATTAATGGATTTGTCTAAAAAGACATTACAAATGCCAAACGAAGAAATTAATTATAGCTCTTACTTAAAGAGTATAGGTTGGCAAAAACAAAAACCTTTCAGAAATCCAAACAACAAAACTATAAGGGTTGCTCATTTTCCTGCTGAACCTAGAGGCAAGTATATAATTTCAACAAGAAATCATTTAACTTCTATTGTAAATCGTGTTCACTTGGATACTTGGGATTGTGGAGGATACAGAGCTAACAGTTTCTGGATTAAGAAATAAGAAGTAGGGGAGGGTAAAACCTCCCTTTTTTAAAAAAAGATTTGGTCAGTTGGAAATAATTAACTAGATTTGTGTATAACTAATAAATAAAACTATGAAAACAATGAAACAAAGAGAAAAAATAATTGAATTAGCTGATGGTATTGTAGATTACATTACCGAGCAAATGATTATGCCAAGAATATTTGAAGATTTTGGGCATGAGTTAGAAGCTGAGGAATATGAGGATATATCAAATAAAGTATATAATCAAATTAAATTAAGAATGTAATGAAAGCAAAGAAAGAAATTATTAACAAACACTTTAAACTAAAAAACGATTGGATACAAAACAGTAATCAAAATCGTATGTTAGAACTATTAAATAAACAATTTAAAACAAAGAAATCATGATAGTAAAATTAGCAGTTCATTATGAACAAGAAAGAACAGATAAAAAAGACAATAACAATGGTTTGTTACATGGCATATACCATTATGATGTGCCTAAAAAAGATTTAGATACAGACGATATGTTTAACAATGACATTGTTCATGTTGAATGGTATAAAACAAAATTAGAAAGAAATAAACAATTAAAATTATAACATTATGAGTTGGATAGAAAACGAAACCTTTGACCATTACAGAAAAAGAGTAAATCAAATAGAAAAATCAATTAACCTATTAAGAAGTCATGGCTACACTGTTGTAGATTTAGAAGGCAAAATAGTAGAAGAAAAAGTAAAACAACAATGATAGTTAAAAACACATATACAATAACAGAAAATATGGGTTGTTATGATCTTGAAATAGATTATGAATACTACCATAAAACACCTACACACTTTGATCCACTAGAAGACAGGTTAGACATCAAAGAGGTACGATTAAACGGAATGGATATAACTAAATTTTATTGGGATTATCTTAATGAAGATATGTTTGATGAAGTTTATGAGTACGCAACAGAAAACAAATACGAAACAATATGAGAAAGTGTAACAAATGTTCGGCAATAATAGAACAGAAAGCAAAACAATTATTCTGTTATAATTGCAAAGGGTATAAGATGCCTTACGAAACTTATAAATTTTATTCACTAGCAAACCAATTTGAAAACAAATAATATGAAAGTAAACAGAGTATACAAAACAGTACGCCCAATGAAAAAGTTTGGCAATTTAATAAAGGATATTTTTATGCCAAAGGAATCTAATCACTTTTGGATTAGAGTAAAAGAAATCGCAGAAACTCAAGAGGAAAAAGAAGAGCAAATTTATGCCATAATAGAATTATTAAATAATAGAATAGATACAAAAATATGACACACTTAGAAGATTTAAACCGAATCGAGATTAACCATTTAAGAGATTTACTTAGAAATGTAAAACAAGAGAATGAGAATTTAAAAGATATGAATCGAACACTACAAGCCACTGTTGAATTATATCTACAACAACAACAAGAGGAATATACAGAGAGTAAAGCATGAGGCATTATTTCATAAGAGAGTTAGCAGTGTTTAAATTTAAACGACTTAAGAAAGCTACAAAGAGAGCAAAGCT